ACCCGTGAAATGATTGGTGAAGTTAGTTGCGACAATTTTAAATTAGAGGACTCAGCAATAGGCATCAGTAATACAACTCAATTACTTAAATTAATAGGGATTACCAGCAGTGAATTGCTCCTTAGTTATGTTAAAAACAATAAACAATTTGTTAAATTAATTATATCCGATACACAATTCACTGTGGATTATGCTTTAGCAGACATTTTAACTATACCTAAAGCAGGTTCATATACTGGCCCGGACGAATTTAATTTAGTAACAGAATTAACTGAAGAACACATCACAGCACTTATCAAAGCAAAATCAGCGTTACCTGAAAGTACTATAGTTATATTTCAACAATCATTTAGTTTAGACAATGATTTTCAGGTTGAATTAGTGTTTGGTGGCGATATTGAATACGCAAATAAAGTATCTTATTGTTTAACTAATTTTGAACAAAACAATGTATCAACTGATTTTAGATTAGGGTTTAGCTCTGAGCTGCTTAAGGAAATACTTACAGTAAACCGCAACTCAGTTAAAACTAAAATGTCCCTTAACTTAGAAGGTCTAATGAAATTAGAGTTTTTAACCAGTGAGGGAATTAAAAGCACATATTATATTGTTAAAAAAGATATTTAATGTTTGCTATTTCAAAAGTATATTTAGAGTATAGTGGTGTAATGTATAAGGTATTACGCACCGTTAAGGAAGAACACCGTCCAATCGTAGATGAATGGAAAGAACATTTAAATGCAGATATGGTATTACGAAAAGAAGGAATACTATATTTTTTAGAAAAAGTTGAAGAAGTTCAACTTGTATGATATTTATAATCAACAAAGCAGACTTTAGGGCAAGTTTTGTTTTATGTTTAACCCGTTGAGCTTAGGCCAACACAAAGTAAAAGTGATATGAGTACACTATTTTTAGAAAAACAACTACATCCGTTTGACATCCTGTTCAGGAATCTTTACGAATCAAACGCACAATTCGCACCGGCTATAGAAGCCAAAATCAACCACCCAGTAGACATCTACGAAAATAAAAAAGGCTTGCATTTTGAGATTACATGCACTGGACTAGAAAAATCTGATATTAATATCAGTATTGAAGGTGATGTCTTAAAAATCTCATACAATAAAATAGAAGACAAATGTTGTGACGTAAATGAATGTACATACATTCATAAAGGAATAGCTAGACGTTCGTTTAGTTTAGGTTATAAAATCGCTTCAAAATACGACCTATCAAAAGCAGAAGCTGAAATGAAAAACGGTTTATTAAAGCTCAGTATACCATATGCTGATGCTGCTAAACCCTTGCTTTTGAAAATTAAGTAAAAAAATCGCCCTAAAGTTTGTTTTGTTTATAAATTATTATTACATTAAAAATAAAAATTATGTTAAAAGCAGTTTTCAATAACGTTATAGTTAAACCTCAAGAAGAGGAAGAAAAAACATTCGGCAACATTGTTGTTCCGGATTTAGGTAAAGAAAAAGGACTTCGTGGAACAATTGTTTCTGTAGGTCCCGGAACTCATTCTCTTACAGGAGAGTTTATAGAAACTACCCTTAAAGTAGGACAAAAAGTAATCCTACCTCCAATTGGTCCTGTTAAAGTAGAAGAAGAAGGACAGGAATATTGGAGTATTGTAGAAAATCAAGTAATAGCAATTATAGAATAATATGAATAAAGTTGTAGAATTTGGCTCAGAAGCCAGGAAAAAATTAGTTAAAGGTATAAACAAAGTAGCAGACGCTGTTACTGCTACCTTAGGACCAAATGGTCGAAATGTTATTTACACTGAATATGGTGAAGTACGAAGCACTAAAGACGGTGTTACAGTAGCTAAACAAATCGAAAAAGTAGAAGACCCAGTTGAAGAACTAGGTGTTCAAATGATTAAACAAGCATCTATCAAAACAGCAAACAATGCTGGTGATGGTACAACTACCTCTACACTGTTAGCTCAAAACATAATTAACGAAGGTTTATCTTACGTTGATAAAGGAGCAAACGCAGTTGAAATTAAACGTGGTATTGATGCTGCTGTAAAAGAAATAACAAAAACACTACGTGAAGATATTGCTCAAGAAATTTCATCCGAATATCAACTTAAACAAATTGCCACCATTTCAGCAAATAATGATGAAGAAGTAGGTAATTTAATTGCCACAGCAATGGAAAAAGTAGGTCGTGAAGGAATAGTTCACATTGAAGAATCAAAATCAGGTGAAACATATCTTGAAACAGTAGAAGGTATGCAATTTGAACGTGGTTACAAATCCCATTACTTTGTTACAAACAATAGTGACATGACTTGTACTTTAGAAGAACCATTTATTTTAATTGCAGATCGTAAATTTACTCAAGTAAAAGATTTACTTCCTATTCTTGAAGGTGTTTCAAGTGCAGGTAAATCCCTACTTGTTGTAGCTGAGGATATTGAAGGTGAAGCCTTATCTACCCTTATTGTAAACAAAATTCGTGGTACATTAAAAGTAGCTGCTGTTAAAGCTCCTGACTTTGGTGACCGTCGTAAATTGTTACTTGAAGACATGGCTGTTATGACTGGTGGTCAAGTGTTTAGTTCTGAAAAAGGAATGAAACTTGATAAATTTAGTTGGGACTGGTTTGGTAAAGCTCGTTTAGTTACAATTACTAAAGACCAAACAACTATTGTTGACGGTAAAGGTGACGAAACTAAAATTAACGAACGTGTTGAAGAACTTCAGGCACAAATAGATAAAGCACAAACACCATTTGAAAAAGAAAAATTACAAGAACGTTTAGCTAAATTTGTAGGTGGAGTAGCTATTATTCACGTAGGTGGAAATAGCGAACTTGAAATGAAGGAAACTAAAGATCGTGTTGACGATGCTTTACACGCCACAAAAGCAGCTATTGAAGAAGGAATTGTTCCTGGTGGTGGATCAGCTTTGTTATATGCTAGAGAAGCAATTACCAAAAATAGAACTGAATTAGACTCAGATATCCACATTGGTAAAACAATTGTTTATAAAGCATGTGCTGCTCCATTTATCAAAATCCTAACCAACGCTGGGTATTCACTTGATGAATGTTATAATTTAATTAACCAATTAGGTAAAGACAGTGAATGGGATGGCTATGACATTAAAAATGAAAAATTCATAGACATGAAACAGGCTGGTATTATCGACCCAGCTAAAGTAACTCGCAACGCAATTGAAAATGCTGCTTCAGTAGCAGGTACTATCCTATTAACAGAAGCTGCTGTTGTTGAAGTAAATAAAGATAAAGAACCAACTAACGAAATGCCCGGAATGGGAATGATGTAATATGATACAAGAAACTTATAGCCTAATAGCAACTCGCGTTCCCCCAGGGGATCGCTGGTTGCTCAATGACGACAACAAACGAGTAGTTCACAACTCATTAACAGATGCTTTAGAAGCATTTTATCAAAAAGTACAACAACCTTGTGATTTTAAACTAGCTCCTTTAAAAGGAGAATTGTACGTTATCAATACTGAAGAAGTGGCACCTCCACCTCCTAAGAAATTTAATTTATACGGTGATTACTAAAACAAATAAAAGTTATGTCAAAAAGGTTACACACAATATTAAACGAAAAGTATCGTCCTGATACCCTAGAAGGTTACATTTGTCAAGACGACATTAAAACTAAATTTGAGGAATTTATCAAACAACAAGATATTCCTCATCTATTATTTGCAGGTAAACCAGGTGCTGGTAAAACAACAATTGCTAAAATATTAGTTAAAAATATTAACTGCGATTATTTATATATCAATGCTACAGATGAACGTTCAATAGATGTTATGAGAGATAAAGTAGGAGCATTTGCTGCTGCGGGTTCATTTAAGCCACTCAAAATAGTGATTTTAGATGAAGCAACTCATATACTTCAAGCATCACAGGTTATATTGTTAAACATGATGGAAACATATAGTTTAACTACTCGTTTTATACTTACAGGTAACTACCCAGAACGATTAATTGAACCACTTAGAAGTCGTTGTCAAGAATTTGATTTGCAACCACCATCTAAAAAAGTTGTAGCACAACACATTGTTAACATCTTGAATAAAGAAAATATTGAACACACAATTGAAGATGTAGCTACGATTGTTAAAAAATTCTATCCTGATTTTCGTAAAATTATCAACAACTGTCAAAAATATACTGTTGATAACGTTTTAAAACTTGATACTTCAATCGAAGCATCAGACAATTATAAAGAACAGGTAGTAGATGAACTTAAAAAACCGTCTAACAAATCATTTAACATTATTAGACAAATTATAGCAAACGCAGAAACAGATGACTACGAATCATTATATGCGTTTTTATATGAAAAACTAAGTGATTATGCTAAAGGTAATGAAGGTGTGATTGTATGTTATTTAGAAGAATATATGTACCACGCTACATTTAGGTTAGATAAAGAGATCAATGTTATGGCTTGTATCTCTAAAATATTAGAAACAATAACAACTAAAAAAGTAATATGAACAACCAATCACAAATGAAAGTAGACATTACACAGTCTACACCTATCAAATCTGAAGACGGAAACCAAGTATTTCAGGAAGCAACAATTTTAAGGAAAGTAAGTAAGTTTTTAACTGGTACAAGTGAAGATGGAATTATTCCTATTCCTGTGTTTATTGATATTAAAACCGGAAAAATATTACTTGAAATGCTTCCTAAAGAACTAAGAACAGAATATGAGGAGTACAACAAAAACCTCTAAACCAAAACAATTTTCAATATTTGATTTTATCAAAGCGCTAGTTGAGACTAAGCCTAAATGGGAATCGTTTACTCCTGACCAACAGAAGCAATTCAATGGATACATGGTTAATAAATTCCTAAGCATGAATAGAAACTACATTGATGTGGTGAACTATGTTCAGGGTTTAAACATTAAAGACAGTAAACGTTTATATGAAGTATATTGTGGTTTGCTTCCAAAATCTAAGAATGTATATTCACCATATATTAAATCAACTAACAAAACATCACAACCCGAAGTAGCGCAACATATCTCAAAATATTTTGAATGTTCCTTAAACGAAGCAGAAGAATATGTTTCGTTTCTTGAAAAACAAGATATAGAAGTTATTTTGAACAAAATGGGTCTTAATGAAAAAGAAACTAAAAAACTATTAAAAAATGGCTAAAGAAGAAATGTCTGTAATTGAACAACTAGAAAAAGAATACCCCACAATTGCTCAAGGGTACAAGCAAATAATGAAAGAACAATACATATTGTTTGCTAAAAAACATTTAGACTATGGAATGTCAAACATCTCTGCTGGTACGCAATTAGCAAATGATGAAGAAAAACAATTCGCATTAACTGGATTGTGGTACCGTTTATCAGATAAAGTTAACCGTTGGAAAAACATTATCATTACTAAACAACAAACCAAAAACGAAGCACTAACAGACACATATCAAGATATTACTAATTATGG